AAGTGAGGATAATTTAGAATTCTTTAAAAAGAAATCAGAAAGATTGGCGGGTTATCTATCAACTCGTAATAACTAAGTATCAAACCTAACATAAGTTTGTATTTTAGATTCAGGGTAAAAATAAACCATAGAATCTTGAATTAAAACACTTGCAAGTGTATCGTCCATAACAGATTCGTTAATGGTTTCCCCTAACACAACAACAATTTCAAATAATAAAACATTAGTTGAAAAACTATGAGTCATTGTATGAATTTTTATTTGTGCATTATTCCCATAGAACTCTCGTACCGCATCTCCCCGGAAATCGTTGATATAACTTTCGACTAATCGAAAAAATCTATGTTTCTTATCTAACATAATAAGAAATATAACAAAATTTTAGGATTAAGATAGGTTATTTTCCTTGTCCTTTATATGATTTCTTATAGTTTTTAGATTGTTTTAACTTAGATGTCTTAGTTTTCGAATGAACACCCGGACGACTAACTTTTGAAGTCTCTAATTTAACTGATGAGTTTGAACTTGTATTAACTTTTGCCATGTTATAATTTTTTAAATAAATAGTTTTTTTTTGATATTTATTATTAAGTAAATTATCAAACTATGGAATTAATTAAATTAATTATTGAAAGATGGAATTCGGAAACTCCGAAATTCTTTTTGGGTGTTAAAAAATTATCATTAAGCTTAGGGTCATCTGCAACAGCAATCTTAATAGCAAATGAAACTTTTTCATTAGGGTTAGATGAACCTGTTTTAACTCTTTGTAAATACGCAATTGCTGCGTGTGCTGCGATGGGAATGACATCACAACTTACAATTGTTCCTCCAAAAAAATAATGGGAACTAATTATTTAACTAACCCCTCCTAATCGAGGGGTTTTTTATTTATTAAGGTATTTATGAATATGAAAATTAAAATTACTGAATCTCAATATAAATTATATTTAAAGGAACAAAATATTGTAGATGTTGCAAAATCTTTAGAGGTTGTTATGCCGACAATTTCTCCGATTCCAAAAAGTAAAACACAAGCGGCTAAGGTTATACCAAAAATATTAAATTCTGAGGGTATTGGTACTTATGATTTTTCTACTGACGGAAGTGATGTTGATTTAAATTTAGATATTAGAAAAACAGTTGATAGAATTCGATTTTACCAATATTTTATTAGTTTACAAGAGGAAATGGATGGTCGTGGATTTTTCTTCGAAGGTTTAATGGCCGGGTTGTTTACAGGTGGAGTTGCAATACCAACAATCGAAGGTAATAGTGATGGTTCTAAAGCAGATATTCTTATTGAAGGTATACCTTATTCAGTTAAACTTACAATTCCCGGAGAAAGATATTCACTTGGGTCATTAAATAAAGGTTTAAAGGTTGCATTACAAGGTATTTCAGAAGATGATATGTTATCAGTTGAAGGTATTAAAAAACCACATGATTTAATGAAAAAAGGACCTGAATATGATTTTTATAAAAATCAAATGATGCAAGTTTCTTTTAATAATGTAAATTGGATATTCGCAGTATTACCCAAAACTGGAAATGTTATTGAATACACTGTAAAAAATAACGAAGAAGTTATGGATATGTTGTTAAGAAAGGCAAATTCAGGTAAAGTTAGTTCTTCGATATCATTATCTCATAATGAAGCTCTATCAGGAAATAAAAAAAGTATCACTTTTCCAATTGTAGATGAGAATACAATAAAAAACTTTAGATATGACAAAGAAAGAGGTCAAAAAGTTGATAAAATCGCCGAATTATTTGGGAAATACTCAAAAAATATTCGTTATGATGTTTTAGAGTATATTAGAAAAAATCCTGACGCTTTCTTAAAAAGAGTTATAAATTTATATGGTGACAGATTGAAAGATTTAATATAATTTTGTATATTTGCACCTATGTCAATAGAAATTACTAAAAATACAAAAAGACAAGTAGTTTACGAGGATGAACAAACAACTACCATTTGGAAGTATGACTCATCTATAACAACTTTTGGACCCGTAGAGGTCGAAATTAGGTATAAAAAGGGGTATGAATGGTCTGACCCGTCAAAAAAGAAGACTTTAGGTGAATTAGCTAAGGAATCTAAGAAAAGAGTTGTGAGAAAATCAAAGGTTTCTTAATTGTTTGTCTATAAGAAATTTTAAACTAACAAGAGTGTCTTTGTCTAATTTAGGGATAAGTTTTTCGGTGTTTTCTAATAATTTTCTTGGATTACGAGATTCTTGAACTTCATTAGATATTGGTTTAACATTTTCAACATTCCAATCATTCATCTCCCAATTATCATAATGGGTGTCTTTTAATGTACCTGAATAATAATCCCAATTCCCATTATTTCTTTGAACTTCCAATGAACCTATAACCCATGTTTCATCATAGGATGAAAATGTTGATTCATATTCTTCTTCAAAAGTACAAGAACCACTAACGGAGTATTCAACAATATAATCATTCGCTTTGGGAATTACAAGTTGTTCTATTAATGACTTATCGTTATTTTTAATTATTAAATCAAGTAGACCACTATTAATTTCTAAAAACTTAATAAAAAATTGAACATCATCTTCAACTACAGGTTCGTTAAAGTATGTGGACACTTGATTAAGGATATTTTCATTAGAGTCGTATATGTCAAAATAAATATCAGTAATATCATCCCATTCGAATCCATCTTCGATAAGTTTATTCGCAATAAAAACTAATTGTTTTTTTGGAAATCTTGAAAAGTTACTTTGGTCTGCCATACTAATAAATACAACAAAAGGTGGTTATTCACCACCTTTATGTTCTCTTTTTAAATAATCAACCAAATTTTGTAATTTGTCTGAATCTTCCGGATTAAAGATAAATTCATCGAAAGCTCCGTATCTACATTGTCTTCCAAAGATATATCTCAAACCATAACCAACTCTCTGCCAAAATGGACGTTTGGTTAAATGTGTGTGAACATAAACCATTGGATATGTTACGCCCTCAATTTCGTCCTCAGCGTATAGGACAACCATTTGATGTTCAGTTGAATGACAACTACAAATCAATAAATCTTTTTTATTTTTCATCTTCAATAAAATTTACTTCGTTTGTATCCGGATTCCAATCAATAGTCATTGGTTTTTGTGCGTAATTGTATTGTTCATTTAACACAGAAGAATTAAAGTGATGAGTGTCTCCTTTTCTAACGTAACCATATCCAGTGTGGATGTGTCCAACATTATGGATTTTAACGTTTAATCTCTCTAATCTTTCAACCAATAACTCACAACCTAAGTTATCGTATCTTCTACCATCAACGGTATCTAATATACCAAATGCAGGTCCGTGAGTTAGTAAAATATCAGTATCATCAGGAATTCCTTCCCATTTACCTGAAAGAGCAATACCATTTTTTTGTAAATTGAAGGCCCAATCGTGAAACCAAGGTTGCCAAGGACTACCATAGATTTTAACTTCTCTTTCATCACCAACTTTTATCACTAATTCACTATCTTGAAGATAAGTTATTCCGGTGTAAAACGCTAAAATCTCTTTTACCTTTTCAACATTGTCTTGAAATCCCCAATCGTGATTTCCAGCGATGAATACCTTGTGAGTATAACCTTCAATACCATTAAACCACTTGCAGAACTCTCTGATTTCGTGTTCGTAACCCATTGAAGAGATATCACCACTATGTACCAATAAATCACCTCCCGGTAAATCTCCGGTGATTTGTTTATGTTTATTGTGTGTGTCTGAAATAAGTGTTATTTTCATTAGTTCTAATTTTTTACAAAGATAATAAAAAGATTTTTAATCTTCATCATAATCTTTTCGATTTTCTTTTTCTTCTTCTTTGTCCCAAAGATTAATATCTAATTTGTCATCTTCACCCCAATCTAACCAATCTTCCCCTTTATAATCAGGGTGGTTTTTTTGCATATTCGTAATTGCATTAACCCATAAAATAGATACAACAACAACAACGATAAACATCAATAAATAAACTTTCCACATAACTATTTCTTTTTAATTTTATCTTGAATTATATCTCAATCAATCCCACCATCTCTCGATGTTTTCTTCCATCACTTTGAATAACAATTTTCTTGCTCTATCGTGATTTATGTGACCAATATTCATCGCAATTATTTGTTTATCTTCCTCACGACCTTCTCTATTAAAGACACCTTCACCATTTATTACTCTTTTGTAGATTAATGGGTATTTTTTGAAGTAGTCATCAAAATTTTCTTCCAATAATCGTGATTCCCAAGATGATAATCTTTCGTCACCCGGAACTGGTTCAAACCAATGTTTGGTTTTATGAAAATCGGAATATTCTGATGAATAAAATTCATTTTGAACCAAACCCATTAATTTTACACACAACCTCATTCTTTTTGCGTCTTCTTGCGCTCGGGTATGTAAATCTCTACGACCAATATAGTCAGCTTGACCTGATAATTTATGTTTCATTATATCAAAGATGTAATGACTATCCCAATTTCTGTCTTTCCATATGATTGGAAACCAATAAATTAAGTTTTTCACACCTTGTTTGATATATTTGTGGTAATATCTACCATCGTGATTCCACCATAGTGGAATAAATTGTATTTTTCGTACAATCCAAGATTTCTGTTCACTTTTTTCCGCCCATTCGTCGAATATGTCTTTTTCTGGCTCCATTTTTAATATTTTTTACAAAGATAATAAAAAAATAAGACCCGTCAAAATAAATCTACGGGTCTTTTGGAAAAAGATATATGAGAACACTCTTAATAGAGTGATGTGTATGAATAAATACACTAATATTCTAAAAAAGTTCATTTAACTGTATTGTGAACGAACTTTTTTTTGAATGTTATAGAAATTCTTTTTTGATGAAAACTACTCCAAAAATTATTTCTCAATCTTCTTAAGAATTTTGATTCAATACTATTAACTCCTGTATCGAAATGATTAATAACCCAAAGATTAAAACATTTTTCTGCACAGTCTAAATGTTCTCTTGTTTGAGAAGATTCTAAAACCTTTACTGCCCATTTATAGTTAGTAAGTGCCACTTTTAAGTTAGTAGATATTGCCATAGTTTTATTTTTTTTTTACAAAGGTAATGAAAAAAATAAAATATCAAAAAATTATTTTAATAAATTATAATATTCTTTAAAGTGCTTAATTCTATCAGGTAATCCAATAGTTCCACCATTTACTCTTTTTGTAACGGCCGTTACGGTAATATCGTCAGACCCTTTATCACAAATAGACCAAAGTTTGTTTGAGTCAAAGAAGAATGCTGCAGAAGCCAATGGATATTTTGTTGCAACCAAATCAGGATTAGACACTGTATCTTCCCCAATAAATTTTGCGAAGTTTGTGTAGTTTTGTTTCCCTGTTAATTGGATATAACCACGACCTCTGAATTTGAAACCATCTTTTGATGCTTCATCTCCATTACCCATTCTTCCACCATATACTTTTGATGCAATTTTTTCAGGGTTTTTTGCGTAAGGTGTTGCAACCGCTTCGCTTATGAAATATTTCTTAAATGTTTCCCTCAAACCTTTTGCCGAATAATTTAAATTTTCTGAAACTGATTTGAATCCACCTGATTCATGACCACATTGAGCTAAGAAATGAGCTAATCTTAATGGGTTTGTAATGTTGAATTTTTTTGCGGTGTCAGGAATTTGAGCAATTACTGATTCAGGGATATGTCCTTTTAATTTTTCTAATTTGAATGGTGCTCCCGATGGAATAACAATATCCTCTTTAATAATTTCACTAGCAAACATTTTTGACCAAGTCCCATCACCAACAATCCCGTCAGATGTTAATTTATTTTTAGTTTGCCATTCTTTAACCAATTTTTCAGTTCCGGGACCAAAAACACCGTCAGGTGTTGCCCCTAATTTCAATTGAAGTTTTTTAACTTCTTCTCCTTTTGAACCATTTTTTAGTATCATAGTAATTTACGTTTTTATTATAAATACATTATTTGTACGTTTATTAGTTTTTAATGATGTGTGATTATTAGTTTTTACGGGTGTATTTATAATAAAATAAAAAGAATGAACAATTTAAGGGGAATAATTAAAGAGACATTAGGGTCTCACTTAGATAAGACTTTAATATTAAAAGAGGATGTCAAAGTTTCTGAAATATTATCTTACCACATTAATGAAGGTATGTCGTTAAACGATAATGTTTTTAAAACCTATTCTCAAAAATATTTTGATTTGGTTAATGAGGTTAGGGGTTTATGGAATGAGGGTAAAATAGACCTTAATGAAAAAGATACTTTAATGGTTGAGTCTGATTTGGGAGTTAGGGTTAAAAAAGGAGATGAAATGATTTATTTAGACGCACCTTACATATACGAAACAGAAGATAAGGAGAATATTTTAAATAAACCTGAAAGAGAAGGAACTAATAAATTTGCGGTATATGTTAAAACACCTGATAACGGTGTTAAGAAAATTACATTTGGTGACCCTAAATTAAAAATTAAAAATGATTATAAAGGTGATATAAAATCTTTTAGAGAGAAACACAAATGTGACCAAAAGAAAGATAAAACAACTGCAGGTTATTGGGTTTGTAATATTGGACGATATTCAAAACAACTTGGATTATAAAAAAAAAATACCCCGTAATTGGGGTATTTTTTTTTTAAATTATGTTTTAATCTATTTCACCAACATGATGAGCTCCTCCGATTTCAATGTTTTGTAATCTTATTCCCATTGATTCTCTAAGATTCGAAATTCTTCTTCTAAGAGGTGATATAGTTTCTTCAGTCATATCTTCACCAATTTCTTCCATGATATTGTTCATTTCTTCTCGAATTTCTCTACCCAAAGGTCTTAATTGAACAACTCGAGGTTCAACCCTTATTTCTTCCACGTTAAAATTAATTTGTGGAATTGCCTCTTCCATTGGTTCCATTGGTCTTTCTACTTCTTCTTCGTAGTACCTGTCTTCCCTAACTAGTTGTTTCTCAATTGAACGACCACACTCCATATGAACTTGTCTTTGAATTTTAGTTGAAGATAAATCTTTATTGGTTTTATCAGATTTTAAGATTTGTTTGATAATTGGAAACATATAATCATCTATATCTAATTCCAAGAAATCAACTCTTTGGTCCGCAGCATTCCAAAAACTTAATTCTTTATCCCCATCAAGAGCTTTGAATACAGCAAATTTTAATCCGGTGATTTTATTAATAAAATAAACTAAAATACCTCTTTTCCAATATCTTTCAAAATACTGTTTATCATTTTGGTAAGTTGTACACCATTTAGTTGCCGCTCCGTATTTGGATGAAGCTCCAAATGTTAATGGTCTTAATGCCAACCAATTTTCGTCATCGTGTTCTCTAATGATTTGAGACCTCAATTCTTTCTCATCTTCTTTTAGAGACGCTAATCCAACAGATGACATGATTTGGTCAAAATTTTGGTAAAAAGTAACATCATTATTTGGTATTAAACCTCTTTCATTATATTTTTGAAATGATGATAAAAGTTTCATATCTTCATGGTTAAAATAGTCAGCAAAACAATAATACGAGTAAAGTTCATTATTTGACATACCATTATAATTTAAACCCATAACGTCCATTCTTTCTTTCATATGATTCATTTCACTTTCTTCATCACTTTTGTGCCATAATTTATTCACTTGGAATCTTGATGAAAGTAATTTACACATTAAAGGTAAGTATTTGTTTGTTTTGGTATTATCCATTTTTAAAAACAAATCGATTATTGATATGTTTAACTCAGGATACTGTTTTTTAATTTCTGTGATTTTTGACATAAGTTATTTAGTTTGATTAAATTATAATTTTTTTATTTAAATGGGTCAAATACAAATGTAAATTTTAACATTTTAATTTTTTTCGTATGATTAAATGTAGTATATTTGCTTTATGAAAACGATAACCTCACTTTTATTTTTATTGATTCCATTTATGGGATTCTCTCAGGATGCGGACTTAATGTATGTACCGGACCAAAACACGATTGTTGCAACTTATAACAGCAATTACTCTCCAATTGGGTATTATGTTGGTGGATATGTAACAACAACACGACCTCAACCTTATATTTACACAACACCAATGTCAATCTTAAATCGAGTTGGTATTAGTTTAACTAATCACAAAGTTAGTGTTATGGGTGGTGTGTTTATTGAGACGTATATTGATGAAATTAAAACTAAACCAGATGTATGGGTTAAAATTTATCCATTGAGGATTATTACTAATACTGAAAAAGGATTTGATTTTACTGTTGGTGTGAATTACATGGAAGGGTTTAGATATGGTGTTGGTGTTGTAATTCCATTTCGATAGTATTTATGAATAATGGAAGAATTAGAATTACCGATAGCAAGACTTAATAAATTTTTATCTGAACATATCTTCAAGGTGGAAGACCCGGTTGGGGAAGTTGCACCTCGAGAAATGGTTGCGAATGTTAAAGTTCAACTAACAGGCACTAAAGAAATGTATCGAGCTGGTGATAAAATGACATATATTACCTACACAACATCTATCCAACCTTCTAGCCCGATAATGAATACTCTTGCAGGTTTATTAATGAGTTTTCACAAAGAACTTGAATTAGATAATCAAGACATGACTTTTTATATTTTGAATAATCGAGTGAGTGACCAATTACAAAGATTTTTATTATATTGGGGTATTGAAAACCCGGTGATTTGTACAAAAGTGATTAATGAAACTAGTGATAATATAAATGAAAGTTTAATTATGGAAGGAAAATATGACAGAATTGTTAGACAAATTGTTAACGATATCTTAAGTATATTTAAAACTAAAAAAGTTGGAGAATACCAACTACCTGATGATTTGAGAGAAACAGAATCATATTATGATTATCTTGAATTGGATAAGCCGTATAGTTTAAATTTATCAATTAAAGAAAGTGAAGATGTTGAAACTTTTGAAGTTGATGGAGATTTGTATTATAAAGATGATGAGATTGATATCGAAATTTTAGTAAACCCTAATTCAGGTAATGAAATCCTAAATGATTTAGTTAATGAATTAAATGAAGTTGTTAGACATGAAATTGAACATATATTACAATATCAGGGAGGTAGAAGGTCTAAAAAAGAAATTTCAGACAAATTTAAATATTATACTCACAAATATGAAATAGGTGCTCAAAAAGCCGGATTTGAAAGGAGAGCAAGAAGAGAAAAAAATGATATGGAAACTTTAGTAAGAAATTGGTTCAAAAAATATCCTCACAGACATTCCTTGAATCCCGAACAACAAGAAAGAGTTATCCAAAAAATTCTTTCTGAAAAATAAATTACCTAAATTTTTTAAGTATTTTTCTAATTGTCACTGTTAGTGCTTGACCACCTAACGCTATAACACCTGACGCTAATAATCTTTCGGTAATTTGTAATGCTGTTTGACGTAAATTTGTTGATGATTCACTAAGTGAGTAAATATCAAAAATAATTGGCACTAAAAAACTATAAGCGGCAATCTCAACTAAAGACCCAACTGTAATGTTAACAGATGATAGAAATCCAATAAATGCGGATTTTAATTCTTGTCCTTTAGATAAGATTTGTTCAAATTGAGGTAGAATCCCTTCCTCTTTAATTTTTTCCATTAATTTAACCATCCCTCTTTTATTTTCGAAGAATAACATTGATGCAACGGCAACAAGAATTAAAGATTCTTGTTGTTCGTTTAAATCAAAGTTTCCGGATTTAATAAAATTATCTAATGGCATCATTAATCCACCAACTGAAGTACCCCAAGTTAATAACATTTTAAGATTTATTCCATAAATTGTTTTTACTCGATTTACAATATTTTCGGTGAAGGAATATAATGTTTTCATATCTTCCGTCATCTTAGATTTGTCTTGTTCGGTTAAAATTGCCTTTAGTTGTGTCTCTGTGATTAAAAATTCCATAATAATAAATATATTGATTATATTTATAAGTATGAAAGGACAATTAAATCCACCATTAAAAGTTGGTGATAACATAATGTGTTTCCATATGGAACACGAAACAACCGTTCCACCGGGGACAAAAGGTGTTGTAACCAAAGTTCAAAGGGACCCATTTGAACCAAACGAGGATGATGTTATTATCGGTGTTAATTGGGAAAATGGTAGTAAATTATCTTTAGTTAGTGTCACTGATGCTTGGAAAAAACTTTCTGAAGAACGAATTAAAGAACAGACTGGTAGTAGAGAGTATGACTTCTTTAACAAAAATCCTGAGATTTTTGAAAACTTTAATTATAGATTCTTAAACGAATATCTTAAGAAAGTACAAAAAGCAGGTCCTGTGAATATGTTTCAAGCAGGACCGTTATTATATTCAGGTAAAAAATGGATTGAGCGATATTATGGTGAAAATAATGAAGACAATGAAGATTTCCAAGAAATGTTAGACAATGCCGAAGAGGCTAAAGACATAATGATTCATGGTACTCTAAAATGGATGGAATCTCAAGGTATGGAAATTGATTTAGAGGATGTCAATCGAACTATTAAAAGATTAGCACCAAAAATAGTTGAATTATACATGAAATTTTATTAATGATGTTTATCTAATTTATTAATTATCGTTAAATAATATTTTTACAATTTTATTTGCAATCTTCTTAAAATCTTTGTCCACCAAACCACGAGTAGTTTCCGCAGCAGTTCCAATTCTTATTCCGGATGTCTGTGTAAAAGGTAATGGGTCATTAGGTATACTATTTTTATTTACCGTTATACCATTTTTTTCTAATAAGTCAGCAGCTTGTTTTCCATTATACTTTGTGTTACTAACATCAAGAAGTATCATATGAGAATCAGTACCATCACTAATAATATTCAACCCATTTTTCTTAAACACCTCACACATTACTTTAGCATTTGAGATAACTTGTTTGGTGTATTTTTTGAATTTAGGTGTGTTCGCTTCAATAAAACATTGAGCCTTCGCGGCAACTATGTGCATCAAAGGACCACCTTGAGTTCCGGGAAAAATAGCCGAATTAATTTTTTTGGTAAACTCCGGATTATTCCACATAATAACACCACCTCTTGGACCTCTTAATGTTTTGTGAGTTGTTGAGGTAATAACATCCGCATATCCAACTGGTGAAGGATATTGTCCCGAAGCGATTAGACCTGAATAATGTGATATATCCGCCAATAAATAAGCACCAACCTCATCGGCAATACTTTTGAAAGTGTCCCACTCAATACGTCTTGAGTATGCGGATGCTCCGGCGATGATTAACTTTGGTTTTGTTTCTTTAGCGATTTTTCGTACTTCATCATAATCTAACAAACCATCAGATGATACACCATATGAAACCGCATTATACAATTTACCTGAAATATTAACTGGCGAACCGTGTGATAAATGTCCTCCGGCAGATAAATCCATTCCTAATATTGTGTCTCCAACAGATATTAAAGCCTGAAACGCTGCGGTATTAGCGTTAGCACCTGAATGAGGTTGTACGTTTGCGTAACCTACCTTGAATAGAGATTTCAATTCATTTATCGCCAATTCTTCCACTTCGTCCATATTCTCACATCCATTGTAGTATCTACTATGTGGATAACCTTCCGCGTATTTATTTGTAAACACCGACCCACATAATTCCATAATCGCCTTTGATGTGAAATTTTCGGACGCAATTAACTCTATAGTTGATTTTTGACGTTTAACTTCTTTCTTTAGTATTTTTTTTAATCTCTTATCCATTTTTTATCTTTTTTTTTAACTTATTAAATGTTTTTCTACCTTCACTTAAATCTTTTGTTTTTGGCGATATTCTTATTGTATCACTTATCTCCTGTGTCTCAATATCTAAATCTGATATAATATTAAATAAATCACCGAGATGTTCTTTATGAATGTCAACCCACGGATATGGTAATCCCCGATTTTTATGTCCCCAACAAGATTGTGTTGTTCCAATATTATCATAGTTTAATAGAACAACTAATTCTCTAATACCTTTATCAATTGTCATTCCCAATTCATCAGTAATGGTTTTTGATTTTTCATCTATTCTATTAAACCTTTTTTTATCCATTTTTTATCTTTTACTTATTTTATTGTTCGATACGTTATTTTGTCTGCTACACTTGAATCTGTTAATATCCTCACTTCTCTTTTTTAGGTGTTTTTGACTCACTCCTTCGTTAACTCTTTTCCTCCACAATTTGAAACTACTCTCTTTTAACTCGGTTCTCATCAATTTAATCACATCAGATTCAGTTAAACCAAATTGTAGTAATATTACCTCAAATGGTGTCCGGTCTTCCCACGCCATCTCAATAACTCGGTCTATCTGTTCTAATGTTAATTCTTTCATTTTATTTATTCTTCATTCTTTTTTTGAATTTTTTAACATATTCTTTTGATATGACTTGACCATTTTCTCTATTAAAATAAACACCATCTGATTCCATATCAGCAATTGTCCCGAACTGCATTGGGGATTTTCTTTTTTCTTGTTTATTTTTTTTAACATTAGGTTTAGACGCATCTTCAATAAGATTAAAAATGGCGTATCTACCACCTGTAGGTCTTCCTTTTTTAGGTTTATAATCAGGAGAACTAACTTTATTTAACTCTCTCCAAATTGTAACAAAAAACACTAAAAAAAGTGTAACTATTGCGACTGTTAATGCAACTACTTCCATTATTTTTTTATTTTAAGATTAACGTAAATTAAAAATGCTAGTATTGTTGGAGGCCACAATCCAAGAAAGATTGCCTTATTAACGTCATTCTCAATAAGGTAGTGATACTCACTTACAAAGATTATTCCTACGGTCACTAATAATATTAGTATTTCAGATGTTTTAAATTTTTTCATTTTATTTGGTTTAATTATTAATAAGGATTATTATAAATCCCATATACTTTTTATTCATTATTTCAAATCGTTTTTAACGTCTTTTTCAACTCTTCTTAAATATTCTTCTCTTTTCTCTTGTGAAACGAACGGTACACTCCAAAATTGACGTGTCTTTGTCTTAAACCAACCAAACACAAATGAATATACCCCCATAACTAATCGTAATTTTACTGAATTAAGATAAAGAGTTAGAACTGGTAAAGCAGGTGCTCCGTGTGTTAAATATGTTCTAACTTTTTTATCACTTAATAACGGTTTTGGATAGCCATACAATTTGGTAAGGGGAACAAACTTATATGCAAATCCAGGTGTAAATACTTCATCAAAGAATGTTTCCATTCTAGATGTTAATCTAAACCACCAAACCGGAGATACAATATAAATTCTATCTGACCAAGTTACTAAATCTTTATAACCTTGAATTAAGTCAGTTCTAGGTCTTGTAAAATCATCACGATATAAATCAATAATTTTTACTTCTTGGTTTTTGTCTGACAATGTTTTTTTAATAGTTTTCATAATACCATTATAACAAAAACTATTTTCATTCGGATGTCCTATAATTATTAAGTTTTTCATAAGTCCCATATACTTTTTCTTTTTTGTCTTATTTTATTCAGTAGTAACTTCAGTATCATTACTATCACTTGTATTTTCTTCCTCATCTTTTATTTCTTCAATATGTTGATACCACATAGGATTTGGTAACCCACTATAATAGTCCCACAATTCATCGTCGGTTTGTGGATTACTCATCATCAAATCTACCATCTAATTCAAAGATTTCTCCTTCATCAACTTTTTTGTCAATGTATTCACGAATTTCTTTCATATGTTGTAAGAACCCCAATCTTAATCGATGGAATTCTTCATCTTTGATTTCATCCCAATCACTATAACTTATAAAGCAATAGTCAAACCCTTCTTCATCCATTCTATATTGGACTGATTGCCAATTTTCTAATTCATCGTATGTCATCTGCGTGTGTTTTAATTTTTTTTAGTCCAGTTATTAATAAAGATGCTGTGGAATAATTTGTTGCCAATGGTATATTATAAACATTACAAATTCGTAATAACATGTTCACATCTACCTGATGGGGATGAAGACCTAGTGGGTCAATAAAAAATACAACAGCGTCTATTTCACCATCAGATATTAACGAAGCAATTTGTGCGTCACCACCTAAAGGACCTGATTTAAGACAATTTACATCAAGTCCTGCGTGTTCAATATGTTTTCCGGTTGTACCTGTCGCCACAACATCAACCTCTCTAAAGAAATCTAATCTCTTCATAATAAAGGCAACCATATCCGCTTTTTTCCCGTCGTGAGCAATTACCGCTATTCGTGTATTTTTTTTCATCTTATCCTAATTTTTTTTTTTAATTTTTGCCAATAACTTTCTTAGTCCATTCTGTATTGGACTGATTGCCGATTTTCTAATTCATCGTATGTCATACCTTACACATTATTGTGTTTTTGTAATTTGGATTTCATATATGAAAAGCTTTTTCAATAGATGTGTTAATATCCATAAATTCATTTTCCTGTTTGATTTTATGAGATAATTCTAATACTTCTTTACGGATTCCTAAAGATTCGGCTTCCATTAGTATTTCTAAAGTGAATTCTTCGTTTGTCATTTTTTTATGTTGTTGATGAGGTTATTGTATTCTTTTAATAAAGTTTTTTTATCGTCCGATAAGTAATCTTTTTCGGATAACCAGTTAATTAATTCCTGTTTACCTAAATTATAAGATTCCACCATTGCTTGAATGATGGAATCTTTATCCAAAAATGAATTATGGACAATATTTGTCTCGTAAATTGTTTCTAATTTTTGTTTCATGACTCACTTTCTTTTTGCCAAAATGGTTTACTATATGTTGGTCTTATTTTCTCCCAAATGTATGAAGAATAATCCCTTTTATCAAACATTTTAAATAATATTGGTTGAAGATATTGTTCTTGAGTCATAACCCATTCAGCAAAAACTTTTCTGTCTGTAACCGGTTCTTTATCGTTGTACTTACCATACATATATCCGTCAAACAATTTTCCTGCTCTTTCACTAAATTGAAAATACCCATATCTTAACTCTTTAACCACATTTTTAACCCATTTGTCAAATTCATCAGGGACTTTATCCAAATATGCGTTAATGTCTTCCCCGTTTTTCAATACTTCCCAAATGTTGATGTTAGAAAAACCGGTTAAGATTCTGTGAAGACGAACGTATTCTTCCCCTTTTATTTTACACATACTTCCATTTGAGAATTTAATTACGTATCCTTCTTGATTTGGTTTAATGATTGATTTAAGGGATTTATAATCCTTAATTCCATCATATTGTTTAACAAGCGGCATATTAGTTTCCTCGGAAATCATCTTTAAAGAGTTATAATCTAACTCTTTTCCTGTCGAAGTATTTATCATAGATAAGACAACTAAAGATTCGTCATTACCATAATCCACACATATTCGATTTTTAGGGTATATTATTTCCACTAATGTTGTATATCCTTTCGGTATTGGATGAACGTTATATTTTGAATCTAATATCTCTCTTCCTTTAATTGATTGTTCAGAGGTGAAAGACCCTTTACTTGATAAAATCCATCTTCCTTCGTACCAAAATAAAATCCCTAATGAACCGTCCATTTTTTCTTGTACTGTAAAATTTTGAGTTGGGATGTGTTTATTTTCCTCTATATTCCAAAATTTCTTAAATGGTCTTGCAATAATATTCCCGACATAATCTGTAATTAATCCACGACATTCGACTAATAATGGGTCATGCGACCATAAATCATCGTATTGGACTTTTCTAGAATAGTTCCATATAATTAGGGATAATGATGGGTGTATTTGTTTATCAATTAAACCCATCTCGTTAAGTTCATTTAGTTTTGTTATCATAATACAAATATAAAAAAAATATTTGAATAAAAAAATATTTTTATTGTATTCCTCACCTTTAAGTAATATTTATTGTTATGGGGAAAATACATAAAGAAGGTATGATTTATTTGATAAAATTACCAAACGGCAAAAATTATATTGGGAGATGGGTTAAAGATTTTGATAGTTTGGTTAGGAGATATGAGGTTAAAGAGTTTATCCGAGGGAAACGTCCAATTAATCATGCAATCAGAAAATATGGGATTCATTCTATTAATTTTTTTATTTTAGAGAAAAACAATGATATAAGTAATGAGGACCTTAATCAAAAAGAAATAAATTACATCAAAGAATATAACTCATTAACTACTCAAAACGGGTATAACGTATCTAAAGGAGGAGAATCAACGGACAATATAACTAATCATCCTAAAAGAGAAATTCTTATTGAGAATATTAAAGAACGAATGAAAAACCATCACCCGAGAAAAGGGGTTGTTTTAAGTTTAGAGACCAAACGTAAAATAGGGGATAAAGCTAAAATCAGACTGCTGGATAAAAAAAAAACATCCGATGTATGGGAAGAAA